CGAGCCAAGCGACCATAGAAACCCATGTTTAGCAAGCGAGCCAAATAAGACGAGACACCCACCAAACTCCAGCGAGAATTAGCGAGTCATTAGTACGAATAAGCCCAGATAAAGAAAACGAGCCATTTAATTAAATGCAAGAACCCAATAGGCCAGAGCTAGTCATCCGAGGTAAGTAACCCATGGAACCAAAACGAGCCACGAAAAAAAAATAAACTCAGTAGGTCTTAGCGAGCCAAGTGACATGAATATAAGCCCATTGAAGAGAAGCGATTACTACAATTGAGGAGAAGTGAGGATGAATGAACTCCAAAAACTGAACATAGAAACCGAAAAAAATTTGAGACAACCAAACTGGCTGGTGATTGAAGAGGACAGTGAGGCCTGGCAAATACAACTGCAATGGGAGATGCAAATGCAAAATCAAAATGAAAATGAACAGGGATTGATAGATGATGACATCGAGGCATATTCAGCTTGGCATCATCAGAGCCAATTGGACCAGGAGCAGCGTGAGGCTGAAGAAAGAGCTAGACAGCCAAGTACCAGAGAGTTGATAGAAAGATTAAACTCGGCAATAGCCATCCTGGATGTGATCGATCCGCAAATTCAGGGAATCACAGATCAACTGCTAGGAATCAGAGATCGCCTCAAAAAAACAGAATCGGATATTGAGCAAGGCTTGGCTGATGAACTAGCTTCACTAGCACGGCGGAATGGCATCCTGTAAATTCTTGTTGCCTAAAGATCTCAAGTTCTCAAGTTCTCAAGTGGACCAGTCGAAATCCTCTTCCGGCAAATCGCTGAATCTGCCTGTAGCCGTATCATAATTCAGTGAAACGGCACCCCGTTTAGCTATCCAGGGAAATCTGGCTTTCCAGATTGAGATTTGCGGGGTGTGATCATTTGGATCGTTCGTTCTAAAGACGGTAATTCCAACGTCTGCTTTTGCATTCCAGGATGCTGACCCGGAAATCGCATTGCCATTAATCGGCCTGTCTTGAGATTCAAAGGGCATTTTTACCGGGTGCGCACAGAAAAACACAATTAATTGATGAGCCTGTGCGAAGGTGATGGTCTTGCTCAAGATTTGGCTTATGCTCTGATGTTCGTTTTCGACATTCCGATTTTCCAAGAAATTATACGGATCGATAAGCAATCCATTCACACCTAGTCTTAAAAGTGCGTCTTTTGTTCTATCCAAAATCGAATCGATGGTTGCAACCTCACCATCCTTATTTTCTAAAAAGCAGAAATGATCATTGATCCAGTCCGTTGATTCACATAACTCATTCTTCGACATCCTCTCGAACTTTGGACCCTCAAAGAAGGGTTTACCACAATGCAATGCGGACATCTTGAGGATGTGAATATGGGGCGGATTTTCCATTGAGCAGATAGCAAATTTCATACCATGCATTTCGGCACAATTTTGAAGTAGCGCATCGATCCAGGAACTTTTGCCATGTCCCGGTTGGCCGGTCACGATATAAAGACCAGGAGCAATCGTCATCAGCTTATCGAGTGTCTTAAATCCGGTTGACAGGCCGCTCCCAGTGCCGCCAGCATCATAAAGCTCTTCAACCTTAGCTTGGTAGTCGCTTGCTGAGAAAACCCCAGCCAGAGGCATTGGAGTACAAGCCTCTATAATCTCCTGTAATCGCTCTGGCCCCTCAGCGCAAAGCACTGCGTTAGCATCTTTTAATTCTGTTGAGAACTGCACCTCATAGCATTTTCCTCGTCCGATCCTTCGGGCAATTTCCTGTTTCAGGTTATCACCGGGACCATCATGGTCAACTGCTAAAATTATTTTATCGACTGATTCAAGAAGTTCTCTGGCTTGCCAAAGGTAGTCAAATTTTACCCCATCATCATGCCTGACTGGTTTTGCCGGAGCACCGTTGGGTACTGAGATAGCTGGCATACCGGCTTCTGTGAAGCTAAGGGCATCGAGTTCGCCCTCGCAGATGATCAGCGGTTGTTCGCCCAGATCTTCTGGAAGCTGCTCAAGTCCGTAAAATGTTTGTGCTGCGCCTGTCTGGGTAAATGCCTTGCCTTGAATAGACCGCCATTTGATAGCGGAAGGCTCTGCCTTATCGCCGTAGGCAAATCCTACAGCAAGCTGTTCACCCATCTTTTTCTTGTCAAACCATCTGATATCTGTAACCACATTGAATTTCCGATAAATCTCTTCGGAGATTCCCCGACTCGCCATAAAACTCCGTAGCTCTCTATCGTGAATCGCTGAAGGTAGTTCGATGACATTTTTTTGTGGGTGGTAATTACTGGGTGATGACATGAAATCCTCAAATGGATCACGTCTGGAGGAGAAGGGTTTATCAGAGATCTTCCCTGAAATTTCACAGTGGAAGCAGTGGTAGATTTTGTCAGCTCCATCGATGGTGATGGATAGTGTTTTTTCTCTGGGATGTTTACGTCGTGTACTTGAGCAATCGGGGCATAAAATTCGTTGTGTGTGTGTTGCTTGATTGACAACTGCTTCGATTGCATGGCTGATCATCTTGATGTTCTCCTCGCTGTTTTCTGGTTTTTTCTCATAAAAATCTCTATAATTCTCTTAGCAAGCTCGCTTTGGTCAGCGGCTTGTAGCCAGACCTCGCTGGCTTTCTAATCCCTGCTGGTCTTCCAGATCAGCGGGGATTTTTATTAGCTATATATAGCTTTATATTTAGCTAAATAATAAATAATAAATAAATCTATATGTAGCTATATATAGCTATCTATATATAGCTATTATTCATCATCCAAAATAATCTGCTTGACAATGATTTCCGATCTGGGATTCTTACGATCCAGGTGCCAGAAAAGGTGCATTTCTTTCAATGCTCTGTCATTTTTATATATCATGCCTTGCATTGCATCGAATATCAAGGAGGCGTCTAAATCGGGTCTCCGACTCGCATACCAGATATGACATGAGATCGACAGATCCCCCTCTAACATCTGATTCAATTTAGGACATTGTTTTTGAAAATCAATCACATAGCGGCGTGCTTTAGCTGACTTAATAAACGCTGGACGTCCCTTGATTGTGACAAGCTGCCGTGAATTAGCTTTGCTCGCTGGCTCTCCTTGAACGGTAAAGGACACCGACCTTAATTCTTGACTGTCGCACTTATCTACTGGTAAACTCGCCACATTGAACCTTACAACGTAATAAGACTTTTACATCACTTTTATTCATGAGAAAACTATGGTCGTTAAAATAGAGAAAAATGTACCACTTCCCCAGCACCTGTACGAACGGGTCGAGATAGGACCGCTGCCGCTGAAAGAGATGAAGGTTGGGGATAGCATCGTCGTGGAAGCTGACACACAACGTGAATTAGAAAGAAAATTGAAAGCATTGAGAATGCGGCTCCTTCGGTTTTCTAAGAAGTCTCCACATTACCGTTTTAGAGTTGCGAAAGAAACCGATAAAAGCGGTACCCATCTGCGTATTTGGAGAGTCAGCCGTGCAGGTTAACGACCTGAATCTGCTTGAGCCGATCTTTGAGGCTCTCGCACATGACAATTACGATGCCGGTGATTCCGACATCACCCCATCTGTCTGGATTGATAGTCCTCGTATAGCGCAACTAACCAAAGCTCACAAGCACGAGATCGAGGAATCCATAAGCGATAAGGCGTTTGCCATGCTGGGAACCGCTGTGCATGTCATGCTGGAACGAGCCGCTGGTAAGGGTGTAATTACAGAAGAACGTGTCTTCTACGACCACTCAAGCGGTCTGAGGCTATCTGGAGCCATTGATCTGCAAATACTGGAAGAGGGCGATCAGTGATCGTTGTTGACTACAAAACAGGAAGCGTTTGGGGATTCATTCTAAATGCACTCGGCCTCAAGCCTGAGTGGATATCTCAGCTAAATTCGTACCGTTACATCATAGAAAAAGCAAAGCCGGAAATTAAGGTATCTGCGCTGTATATCCTCGTCATATTCAGAGACTGGCGAGCCAGTGATGCGAAGAAGCGTGCAGATTATCCTCAGTCCCCCATCATGCAAATCCAGGTGCCGCTATGGTCATGGGAAGAAACCGAAGCCTATGTTGATGAGCGGCTTGAGCTTCATCAAGACGCCGCTTATTCGGCCTTGGTCGGTCAGCGGCTTCCTGACTGCACTCCAGAAGAAATGTGGGAACAGCGAGAAAAGTTTGCTGTTTTCAAAAACAGCACAGCCAAAAGAGCAATGAAACTCTTTGAGAGTGAAGATGAAGCGATTACCTGGGCTTCAAACCAAAATCTAAACGGCAACCATGTGATTCAGCACAGACCGGGTAAACGTACCCGCTGTGAAGACTGGTGCAAGGTCTCGCAATGGTGTGATCAATATCAAGAGTACCTGGGGAACAAAAAATGACAATATTTGATTTAGACCAATCGATAACAGTTGAATTTCATGGCGGCGGTGTCGATGAAATTGAAAGAAAGATGCTTGGTCTGTGGGCACTCCCGGAATTCTCTCAGGCCAACATTCAAATGCGGCTGGAAAATGAGCAAGTTCTTATTTCAGTGCGGAAGATGCACGTAACCAAAATACCATTTTCTGTGTTTGACCAGCTTGAAGTGAAGGAGTTAGCAGAAATCATTATCAAAGCAGTGAAGGAGAAATATTTGTGAGCAGCGAGGAACCAACATACGAGCAAATCTGGAACACTCTTAGCAGAATAGACTGCAACAAGCACACCGAAAAAAAGGGCAACCTTACTTATCTAAGCTGGGCTTGGGCTTGGGGAATATTGATGGAAAATTTTGCAGACGCCTCCTTTAAATTTGCCGATAATGAAAGCCATTCAGACGGCACCATGACTGTCCACTGCACCGTTACAATTGGCGATTGTGAACGATCCATGTGGTTGCCCGTAATGAACTATAAAAATTCGGCAATAGTATCTCCGAACGCTCGTGACATTTCGGACAATAAGATGCGATGCCTAACCAAGACGCTGGCTCTCTTTGGTTTGGCGCATTATTTGTATGCTGGAGAGGATATTCCGAATACATCACCTAGCGCACAGAAGGTTGAGGCTAAAAAAAAACAAACCCCAGCAGCCAAACAACCAGCCCAAAACATAGTGGTAATGATTGATGGAAAAGAATGGAATTTAGAGGACAGGATGATGGAAATTGAAAAGAAAATATCTGGCATAGATGTCAATGTTGACCTCGATACCATCGAAGAATTACTAGAATTCATATACGTCACTATTGTCATGTTTTCGCTACCGCCGGAAGGCACTCCAGCCAAAGAGGGCGATCCAGATACAGCCGCCGGATGGGTAGAGAAGTTCACCGAACGCAACAGACCAACCCTGCTTGAATTATATGAAAGAGGATTTAAGGATGAAATAAAAGCGTTCCATAAACGCCTTGATCCGCTGAAAGCCATGAGCATTCAAGAATTGAAAGATTTACAAAAACTCTATTACAAATAAGGAGATAAATGATGGACTTCGATAAATATCCAAAGTCAGACCAAGGTGGTATTTTCGCCAATCAAGGGGCTGATCACTCTAACAATCAACCACCGTACAGAGGCCACATAGTCGTCACCGAAGAAATGCTGAAGACATTAGTGGTTCTAATGCGCAATCGCGCATGGAAGCAAGAAGGTGAATTCGCCGATCTTGGGCCACGCATTGCGTTATCTGCTTGGCTGAATACCAGCAAGGAAGGCAATAAGTATTTCAAAGTTTCGAGCAATGTCTATTACGGACGAGAATACGACCATCTGTTTGATGACAACGCGGAGCAACCCATTGAGCAAGCAGCGCCCGAATCAGCACCAGCAGCAGCAGAAGACAAAGACTTTCCGTTCTAATGTCTACGAACGGACATGGCGAGATGCGCCAGGTGAACTTGGGCATGTTTCAGAGGACTGCAAATTCTGCGGCTCAAAATATTGAGAAGAAATCAATGACCAATAAAACTCGGTTTGAAGAAATGAGAGATCAGGTGAGTCGTTTTCATCACGCACATCCTGAAGTCTATGACCTCTTCATCAGATTCACGATGGACAGAATTCACCATGGATTCAAGCATTACAGCGTGAATGCCATCTTTGAGCGGATACGATGGGAATGTGATTCGATTGGCGGGAATGATCAGGCTACCTTCAAATTAAACAACAACTACAGAGCCTTTTACGCTCGCCGGTTCATGCGAATGTATCCCAACCACGCAGGATTCTTCAGAACCCGCAAGCAGACCAGCGTATATGGCGATGCGACAGGGATGTCTGAGTTATCTCCGCGAGATTACGACTGATGGAAACGCCAGCAATGGAAACGCCAGCGATTGACAAAGATGTACCGATGCCGGAACGTCGTTTCGACGGAAGCCATCCGTTCAATATCATTCGTAAGCTGGAACCTGGCGACAGCGTATTCTTTCGAGGTGTTCTCAGTGACACAACAGCGTATCAGGTGCTATCAAACCGAACGGCTTATATGAAACGTAGCCGAGGTGTTGTGCTGACCATGCGCTCGGTGATTGAGGAAGGCCAGCGTGGTGTGCGCGTTTGGAGACAGACATGAGTTCATTCGATAAACAGGTTGGAGGAGATCACTACAAGGAAATGTCTATGCAGCCTTTTGAGTTTATTGAGAGGAATGGGCTGGGTTATGGCGTAGGAAACATCATTAAGTATTTGTGCAGATTTAACAAGAAAGGTGGTCTTGATGACCTAAAAAAAGCAAAGCACTACCTTGAGCTAATGATTGAATTAGAAAATAAATATAAAAAATCCAAAATGAAGAAGATACGAAATATGGAAGGGAAGAAATACGATACAAAAACTTTCATAGAAAAGGCCAAAGCGATGCACGGCGATAAATACTGTTATGACAAAGTTAAATACGTCAACAGCAGGCGCAAAGTCACCATTGTCTGCCCTGAACACGGGAGTTTCCCTCAAGCAGCTAACGGTCATCTGCGTGGGTTTGGTTGTCCTGTTTGTGGTGGTACAAAGCCAGGAAAAAACAACAGCCTTGCTGCTAAATTTCCAGACATTGCAAAAGAGTGGCATCCCACGAAAAACGGGTCAAAAAGCCCAGAAGACTTTACCTACGGGAGCGGCAAAAAAGTATGGTGGCAATGTGAAAAGGGGCATCAGTGGAAAGTATCAATAAATTACCGAACCAATAAATCAAATGCAAAAAACGGCTCTTGCAAAATATGTAAAAGATTGGAAAAAGAAAAGCAAGAAGGACAGCGTGAAAATACAGACACTTGG